GTACGCTGCGACGGCTTTGATGCTGATGGCCAGCCGGTGGGAATCGGTGTGACGGACCCGTACATTCCGCTGGTGGCTTACACCGAGGAACAGTCGGACGAGCTGGCGTATGGCGCGCTGCGGGTGATTTTGGCGTACAGCCAGTTGGCCAACGATTTTGACATCGGCATGGAACGCATCATGCGGATCGGAGGCGATGGCAAGGCGGTTGCGCTGGCGTCGGCCCCGGAGGCGCGGGACGGTGCGCGTACGACGTTTCAGATATTCGACGAAACGCACCGGATGAACACGCCACGGCTGAAGGCAGCGCACCGGACAATGCTGGCCAACATCCCCAAACGGCGCTTGTCTGACGCCTGGTCGTTCGAGATCACCACCGCTCCGGCGCCGGGCGAGGGTTCGGTGGCGGAGGACACGATGGATTATGCGCGCCAGGTCGCCGGCGGCGCGATCTCGGATAGCAAGTTGTTTTTTTTCCACCGGCAGGCGAGCGATGAGCACGATCTGGATACGGCGGAGGGTATTCGAGAGGCGGTGATCGAGGCCAGCGGCCCAGCAGCAGCCTGGAGCGATATCGATGGCATCGTCGAACAGTGGAGAGACCCGACCGCTGACAAGGCATACTTGCAGCGGGTGTGGCTCAATCGCCTGGTGAGGTCCTCGGAGCGAGCCTTTGACGTGGAGAAGTGGCGCGAATTGGCGGTCGCGGACTATATGCCGAAGCCAGGCAGCCTGATCACGCTGGGATTCGATGGCGGACGCTGGCACGACTCGACAGGCCTGGTCGCTACTGAGGTTGCGACCGGGTTCCAGTGGCTGATGGGATTGTGGGAATACCCGGAAAACATCAAGACCTGGGAAGTGCCAGCCGACGAGGTGAATGACGCCGTCGATGAGGCGTTCGACACATACGAGGTGTGGCGTATGTACTGCGACCCTCCGTATTGGGAGACAAGCGTCGCAGCATGGGCTGGTCAGTACGGCGAGAAGCGGGTGATTGCGTGGTGGACCAACCGGCAAAAGCCCATGGCCTACGCGATCAAGGCGTTCAACACGGCCATCTCTTCGGGCGATTTGCGACACGACGGCAGCCAGCCCTTCAGGCGACACATCGGCAACGCGGTCCGCAAATATTTGAAGATGCGGGATGATGAGGGCAATCCGTTGTGGACGATCTACAAGGAGAGAACGGACTCACCCCACAAAATCGACGTGGCCATGGCAGCTATATTGAGTTGGGAAGCGCGCTGTGACGCGTTGACGGCTGGTGTGGCGCAAACCGGACCTAGCGTGTACGAAAAGCGGGGGATACGGACACTGTGAGGCCTGACATCTATGACTCGATGGCGGCGGTTGGTCTGATTTTGCTAGCAGTGGGACTGGCGATGATCAACCTGGCGGTTGCGCTGGCCGTGGTAGGGGCACTCTTATTGTGGCTGGGGGTGTTTCTGGCTAGCAGGAGAGGCGGTGGCTAGTGGGCATATTATCACAGGCATTCGAGAGACGAAGCCACCCAAGCAACCCAGCCGAGTGGTTGCTGAAACTGGGAGCGTGGCCGACGGCGGCCGGGGTGGACGTGACGGTGGAAGGATCTCTGCAGAGCTCGGCGGTGTTTGCCTGCGTTCGTGTTTTGTCAGAGACGGTACCCAGCATGCCACTGGTTCTATACCGACGCTTATCGCGCGGCAAGGAGCGAGCGACCAGCCACCCGCTGTATGGGCTGCTGCACGATCTTCCAAATCCTGAGATGACAGCTTTTGAGTTTCGCGAGACGCTGATGGGGCACCTGGCGCTGTGGGGTAATGCGTTCGCCGAGGTCGAACTCAACAAAGGTGGCCAGGTGCGTGGACTGTGGCCACTGCGCCCCGACAAGATGAAGGTTGTTCGTCGCGCCGGGCGGCTGTGGTATGTCTACAAATTGCCGAGTGGAACACATGCAGAATTGCCGTTCGAGAGGGTGATGCACTTACGCGGGCTGAGCACAGACGGCGTGATGGGCTACAGCCCGATAGATCTAGCGCGCCAATCTGTGGGATTAGCGCTGGGAACCGAGGAATTTGGGGCCCGTTTTTTTGGGAACGGCGCTCAGACGGGCACGGTGTACGAGCATCCTGGTAAATTGAGCGACGAAGCGTACGAGCGGCTGAAGAGTTCGATCGAGAAACGTCACCAGGGACTGGAGCGAGCGCACAGAATCGCGATCCTGGAGGAAGGTATGAAAGCCAACCAGGTTGGCATTCCTCCAGAAAACGCGCAATTCCTGGAGACGCGGAAATTCCAGGTGGATGAAATCGCGCGCTGGTACCGTATGCCACCGCACAAGATCGGGTCACTGGAACACGCGACCTTCAGCAACATTGAACACCAGGCAATTGAGTTTGTGTCGGACACAATCCAACCGTGGTGTGTGCGCTGGGAGCAAGGTATCAAGCGGGATCTGCTGACGGATAGAGAGAGAGCAGAGTATTTTGCCGAGCACCTGGTGGACGCGCTATTGCGGGGAGACACATTGAGCCGCTACCAGGCGTACGCGACGGCCAGGCAAAATGGCTGGATGTCGGCGAATGATATCCGTGAGCGGGAAAACATGAATCCGGTAGATGGTGGAGACGTGTACCTGGTGCCGCTTAACATGGTGCCAGCGGATGAAATCTCCAGCGATGGCCAGCGATCAGGGATAGATCGAGAGCAGCGATCGCTGGAGAATGAGCGGAGAGCGAAAAATCTGGTGCGCAGCCGCCAGCGGTTGGCCAATTCGTATCGCAGGGTGATCCTGGACGCCTCTGAGCGGGTGGTACGGCGCGAAATTGCCGATGTCCGGCGCGCAATCCGCAAATTTTTGGGTAAGGGGGACGCTCAGCAGTTCTCTTTGTGGCTGAAGGAGTTCTATGACGAGCACAAGGGCTTTTGGGTAAGGCAGATGCTGCCCATCCTGCTGTCGTACGCCGACCAGGTAGGGGCCAGCGTGGCTGATGAGGTGGGGGGCGACCCGGCCAGCAATGAAGACGTGCAGGCCTTTATCGATCAATACGTCGAGGCATTAGCGGCGCGCCAGGCAGGCGAGAGTCACCTACAACTCCAAGCGCTGCTGGATAGGGCTCTCCAGGAAAGCGAAGAAGATCCTGCAGAGGTGTTAGAGGAGCGCCTGGACGAATGGGATGAGAAGCGAGCGGAGAAGGTGGCCAGGCACGAGAGCCGCAACGTGCTACACGCCCTGGTGCTCTCGTTCTACACCCTTGCGGGCGTTGTGAGGCTGCGCTGGGTGGCCAGCGGGGAAAATTGTCCCTATTGCCGAGCCCTGGACGGCAAGGTAGTAGGCATCCAGGAAGCTTTTGTCGAAAAAGGCGAGGATTTCGAGCCGGACGGCGCAGAAAGACCGCTTAGAAAGCGCCACAGCGTGAAACATCCACCGCTGCACGATGGGTGCGACTGCACCATCCGGGCGGCGCGATAGGAGGAAGCATATATGGCTGAAGAGATTGAACGAAGGTTTTTGACCAGGCGATTGGAGATCAGAGCCAATGGCGACGAGCCACGGCGCATCATCGGCTATGGCGCTGTCTTCGAGCAGCTCAGCGAGGATCTGGGCGGCTTCAGGGAGATGATCAAGCCGGGCGCATTCACAGAGACGATCGGGAAAGACGATATCCGAAGCTTGTGGAATCACAACACGCTGTACGTGCTGGGCCGGACGGCCAGCGGGACACTGGTTGTGGTCGAGGATGACATCGGACTGCGCTATGAGGTCATCCCTCCGGACTCGCAATACGCTCAGGACTTCTTCCAAAGCGTGGATCGTGGGGACGTCGATCAGTCCTCGTTCGGCTTCCGGGCCATCGAGGAATCGTGGATCAACCCCACGGATGAAGAGCCCTTGCCTATTCGTGTTTTGCGTCGAGTAAAACTATACGACGTTGGCCCGGTGACTTTTCCGGCGTATCCAACTACGTCGGCGGAGGCGCGGGCGAAAGTAGATGAGATCAATGACCTGGCCAGTCGGGCGACTGACCAGGTTGCTAACGCTCAGGGCGCGGCCGGGCGACTGGCCCTGATGCGACGGCGACTGGAGCTGTTAGAGCGGCTCTAACAAAATTCAACAACTGAACATTAGACGCCCGACAGAGATTTAATTCCGGGGCCATCCGTAGAGGCGGACGGCCTTTTTTTGTTTCGGGCAAGGAGGAAAGGACATGGATCCGAGAAAACTTCGTGAGCAACGAGCGAATCTGATTAACCAGGCTCGCGCACTTTTGGAAGCGGCCGAGGCTGAAAACCGCGATCTGACACAAGAGGAGCAGACCCAGTACGACGAGCTGCTGAACAAGGCGGATGAACTGCGGCAACGGGCTGAGCGATTGGAGCGCCAGGCGGAGCTGGATCGTGAGATGGAGCAACGCCAGGGCGACGCCCCGCTGCATACAGAAGAAGCCCCAGAGAATCGCGATGGCCGGCCAAGCGAGGCTGAGCGACAAATGAACGCCTTCCGGCGCATCCTGCCGCTTTGGGTGGCCCAGGACTATCGCTCGCTACCGGCTGAGGAGTTTCGCGCGCTACAGGCCGATCTGGACGTGAGCGGCGGGTACCTGCGGCCTCCGGAGCAATTTGTCAACGAGTTGATCCAGGCCATCGATGACCAGACTTATATCCGCCAGTGGGCACAAAGCTACACGGTGACCAGCGCGGAAAGCATGGGGGTGCCGACGCTGGAAACAGATCCGGCCGACGCGGATTGGACCAGCGAACTGGCGACCGGCTCCGAGGACTCGAGCATGGCGTTTGGAAAACGGGAGCTTCATCCACACCCGCTGGCCAAGCGCATCAAGGTCAGCCGCAGGTTGATGCGAGCGGTGCCGAACGCCGAGAGGTTGGTGCGAGATCGGCTGGCCTACAAATTCGGCATCACGTTTGAGAAGGCGTGTCTGACCGGCAATGGCGCCCAGCAGCCGCTGGGGGTCTTCACGGCTTCAGACGACGGCATCAGCACCGGCCAGGATGCCAGCACCGGCAACACTGACACCGAAATCCGCTTCGACGGGTTGATCGAGGCCAAATACACCTTGAAGCCAGGATACTGGCCACGGGCGCGCTGGCTCTTCCACCGGGATGCCGTGAAGCAGATCGCCAAGCTCAAAGACGGCGAAGGGCAATACATCTGGCGCGAGAGCGTCCGGGTGGGCGAACCGGATCGCATTTTGGGGCTGCCATCCTTCATGAGCGAATATGCGCCCAACACGTTTACTACCGGCCTGTACGTGGGCATGCTGGGCGATTTCAGCAACTACTGGATCGCGGACGCGCTGACGTTGGAATTCCAGCTGCTGAACGAGCTGTACGCGGAGACGAACCAGGTGGGCCTGATCGGGCGGCTGGAGTCGGACGGTATGCCGGTGCTGGAAGAGGCCTTCGTACGGGTGACGCTGGCGTAAGCGTAAAGTGTAAAACAAAGCGCACGATGTGTTTGCGCGCAAACAAGAACTATTGCAAGGAGTGAACCCTATGAACTTGCTCAAGAACATGAAAATCCAAGAAGTGCTGGCGCCGGTGGCGCTGGCGGACGACACCGATGAGAACAGCGATCGGTTGGACATGGCCAATTGGGATGGCGTGATCTTCATCATCCCCATCACCGATAGTGTGGCCACCGGCGTGGTGACCATCACCGTCGAGCAGAACACGGCCGACAGCGATTCGGGCATGGCGGCGTTGAGCGGGGCGACAGCCACCGCTACGTGCACGGTGAATGACGATCTGAACAACACGCTGCTGATCGTGGAGGTCTATCGACCACGAGAGCGGTACGTGCAATGCGTGGTTACCACGGGAACGGCCAACGTGGCAGTGGGCAACATGATCGCCATCCAATACCGCGGCCGCAAGGCTCCGGTGACTCAGCCGGCTAGCGTGCAGGCCTCGACGCTGGTGGCGAGCCCAGCCGAAGCCTAAGCGCAACTGGTTCAATTGGCTAAGGGGGGGCCGACGCGTGCGGCCCCCATAAAGAAAAGGAGACCCAGATGCAAAGATCCTGGAAACTCATGTCGGTCCTGGCCGTGATTCTGGCCGTGGTAGCGGTGGGTGTGAATGTGCTAGCGCCCGATGACATGGTGTCACGCTCGTACGCGGTGCCAGTGTACATGGAGCAGGGCGGCGAGAAATTGGTAGTAAGCAGCGGCGGTTCGGTGGAAGTGCAAGCGGGCGGCGCATTTCAGATCACGCCCGGCGCGACGGTAGACCTGAGCGTCGGGGGCGGCGGCTTTGAGAATGTGGCTGTCTCGGCGCCGACTGCGGTTGGCACGGCTACGCCGGCGGCATACATCAACAGCGCGGGCGTATCTAAGCTGTTTGAGGTTGAGGATGGCGGCGCGGTGGTGATGTCGATCTACGACGGCGGCGTAGTGGAGGTGGCGCCGACTGCGCTGATCACCTCGACGCCGGCGTTGGTGGTCAATAGCTCGGGGGCTTCGGACGTCTTCGACTTTCAGGATGGTGGTACGTCGGTGATGTCCGGCGCTGATGGCGGGGGAATATCGATCGCTGCGCCCACGGCCATCGCAACGGCGGTGCCGGCGCTGAAAGTGGATAGCTCGGGCGGCGTATCCAATTTGTTTGAGGTGAGGGATAGCGCCACGCCGGTGCTGCAAGTGCACGACGGCGGGACGGTAACGGGCCAGGTGCTGCGGTATGGCACCGCAGGCGAGCAGTTGGTATGCGGCACAACGGTGATCACCGACAATGCCAACGTGTCGCACGGACTGACCACGCCCAGCTTCGCCATATGTTCGCTAAACGCAGCCGACACGGCCGACGCCTCGCGCTGTACATCGGAAGTCAGCGGAGCGAATGTAACGGTGCGAGTGTACGGCACGAATGCCACCCCGACGGCAAACGGCACCGGTGCCAGCGTGAACTGGTGCGTGGTAGGGACGCCTTAGTGAACGTCTTCGCCTATTGCGACCAGGCGTTTGAACGAAGCATGCGGTGGGTGGCTGGTGTGGAGCCGGTCACCTGCCCGCCTACGACG